AGCGCGATCTCGGTGCGGCGCAGCGCGGCCAAGGCCTCGCGATCAAGCACGGTGCCAAAGCCTGCGGCACGTTCGCCCAGCCGCGTCATCTCGGCCCCACCATTTTGCAAAAGCGGAATGAGCCGCGTGGCGTCAGAGGCCATGGCCTCGAGATAGAAGGTCATCTCCTGCTGGGAGAGACCAGCACGCTCGAGCGAGGTGACATACAGCTGCAGGGCTTCGGGGCCGGAAAGGCGCGCGAATTGTTCCGATGTCACCCCAACCTGCGGCGCGATGTTCTCGAAGAAATCCGCCATCGGGCCACCGCCCGTCTGCAGAAAATCCCCGACCCGGTCGTTCACATCCTTCAGGATGTCAGCGAGCTTCTCCTGCTCAATGCCCACCGTGGCCGATGCCGCCGACCAGCGCTGAAATACCTCGGGCGTGGCATTGGCCACCTGGGCAAACTGCTGGATCTGCGCGGCGCTCTGCGCTGTCGTGCGAACGATGACGGCCAAGGCAGCGGTAGTCGCCGCTGCGGCTGCGCCCATGGCGACGCTGGCACGCCGCGCGAAGGCCGCAAGCCGGGTGTTCGCGGCCTCCATCTCGCGCGAGAGACGCCCGAAGCCCCGCGCGCCGGCGTCGCCCACGCCTTCGAGTTCCGCCCGGACTTGCCGGCCGCCCACGGCCGCAAGGCGGACAGAGACGCGCTTTTCGGCCATCAGATAGTGCCTTTCTATTATGCGTCGTTGACATATACGCCATTGGCGCACATATCTTGGGCATGGCTATAGTGACTGTTGTCGAAACTCCGGAGTTCCAGCGTCGTGCGCGCAGCCTCATGTCGGAGGCTGAGCGGCTTGAACTGGTGGACTTTGTCGCACGCAATCCGATGACCGGCGTTTCGATCGGTGGAGGGGTGCGCAAATTCCGCTTTGCCCGTGATGGTGGCGGCAAGAGTGGTGGCTACAGGGTGATCCACTTCTTCAGCCCGGAAGAGGGAGCCCCGATCTTTTTGATCACGGTCTTTGCCAAGAACGAGAAGGCCAATCTGACAGCCAGCGAAACGGAAGCTGTAAAGGCCCTCGGGACGGCGCTGGCGGCAAGCTACAGGAGAACAAGATGACCGAGGCGTTCAAGAGCATTGAAGCTGGGTTGAAAGAGGCGCTGGCCCATGCCCGTGGCGAAGCGCAGGGTACAGTCCATGAAATCACCCTTCCTCAGCCTGATGTGCAGGCCATTCGGGCACGCACAGGCCTGTCACAGAGTGAGTTTGCACGCAGCATCGGTGTGAAGAAAGGCACCCTCCTGAATTGGGAACAACGCCGCCGTAGCCCGGAGGGTCCCGCCCGGGTTCTGCTCGCCCTGATCGATAAGGACCCCCGGATCGTGCAGCGGACCTTGGCACCGTAAGGACTTCACGAGAGGCGATCGCTTGATAGCTGCTCATTCAATTTGCGTACCATCACCGCCTCGATGGGCGGCAACAGTTCGGCCACTGCGAGTGGCGGAATGCCCAGAGCTCTTGCCATGGCCAGCGCCGCCGTCATGTCCCAGCCGATGACGATGGCGCCGTGCTGACCTGTGACCAGCCGCAGCTGGCCGCCGAGGCGCTGGACGAGATCCCAGACGGCGATGCCCTCGCGGCTCAAGGGCCGGTTTGCGCGGCTCGGGCAGTCCGGGCACGGCCCTTGGCAGGCCGCGCAGTAGCGCTCGCCCCCGCCGAAGACCCACTCGGCAAGGGCGGTGAGACGTTTTTTTCGGCGTCCAAGAGCAGACCCTTCGAGACGTAGATCGTCTGGAACGCCTCAAACACTGGCCAGATATCCAGAAGCGCGTCGATCGCGGTGGGGCTGACGGGCAAGGGGTGGCCCTCCGCATCGCCGACGCCCTCCCAATCGAGGATCGCCTGCCTTGCCAGCGCCTTGGCCATGGTCAGGGCCAGCGCTTCGGTTGCCATCGGCCCAGCCTCGCCTTCCGCGACCGCGATATCCAGTGCCGGATCGGCGCGGGCTGCGACCATCAGCGCGGTGGACAGCGGCCTCAAATGAACGCGCAAGCCCGGGATCAACTCGACCCAGCGCGGTGCATTGGTCAGATCAAGTGTCAGCATCCTCAATATCCTTCCACTGCGTTCACCAGCGTCATACGGCACATGTGCCCTGCGCTGGCATCCTTCGCCGCCTGCCAGTCGAAGCTGGCCTGGATGCCTTGGGGGCCCGGGATCTCGACCCGGGGTCGCGGCAGATGCACGGCGGGCACGTCCACCGTCAGGCTTTCGCCCGAGGCCAGCGCATAGCCAAAACTGAGCGCGCAAGCCTCGCTGGCGATCGCTTGTTCGATCAGCGTCTGATCGGCAAAACGCACCTCCAGCCGACCCGTCAGCGCCGCCATGCCGGGATCCGCCCCCTCGATGCGCCCGTCATTGCGGATGGTCTCGATGCGGTCGATGCCATTGGCATAGGTGATCTCGGCCGAGACGACATTCCCGAGCGGCTGGCCATTGCGGGTGATCGTGCCGTTGAAATGGCCAAAGCGGCGGAAGGCTGGCACCTCCGGCGTGCCGATCGTGGAGGCTGCTGCGACCGTTTCGCCCTGCGCGATCAGGCGGGCTGTTGCGGTCAGCAGGCCGGACCGCGCCATCTGCCAGCTGAGCTGGTCCAGCACGCAGCCTGTGGCCAGCGCATAGCGCGGCACTTCCGGCATGGCCGTCTCGATGGAGAGCGAAGGCAGATCCCAGCCGCCCGAGGTGAAAACATGCGTGAACGGCCCAGGCCCCAGCCCCGTGGTGACCGGCGCGCCAAAGGCTGCCTTCAGCCAGACGCCGAACCCCACCGTGTCAAGGGGCACGACCACATCGCCATCGGCGGTGACCGCATCGGCAAGTGGGGCCTGCGGATCGCGGCCATAGCCCAGAAGCTCGGAGGCGAGGAGCGGCTGCTCGGCCCCGAGTGTGCTGCTGACAAAGGGCATCTGCCACCAGCCCGCCTCGGGTGGGGTGCCGTAGATCGTCTCAAAGGCAAGCGCCAGTCTTGCCCGGGCGCCATGCGCACGTGCCATTGTATCGTCTCCATATCGGTAAGGGGTCAGGCCAGGGGATCAGCCGTGGAATAATGCAGCAGCACCGGGATCACCGCCGCCTTCAGGCTGGCCGCGCCCTCGATGGGCAGATCAACGGACTCCGGAGCTTCAGGCTCCACCCAGTCGCAAAGCCCGCGCAGCGTCCGATCGGCCGCAATAACCGCGCCGACTTGTGCGGTTAGCGCATCGAACAGGCTGTCCCGCGACGCCGCCGATTGCACAATCACCTCGAGCTCCGCGCGGTGCTGGTAATGATACATCAGCGGCGACAACGTAACGCCCGGCTCGCCCGGACTGCCGTCGCGTAGGATCATCAGCCCTGCAGTCGGAACCCGTTCCGGTAGAACCTCGCCGCGCAGCACCGGGACATGTGGGATCGAACGCAGCAGGTCCGCCAGGGCGGTCAGGATGACTTCTCGGGTGGTTGGCATAGCGGTTGCCTTCAATTTCGAATTCCGCCAAAGACCCGAAGGGACGGGCCTGTAGCTCAACGGTTAGAGCAGAGCGCTCATAACGCTTTGGTTGGGGGTTCAAATCCCTCCGGGCCTACCACGTGCCCCCTTGGTGGAATGGTAGACACCAGGGACTTCTGTGGTTGCCGCCTGGTATGCAAGAATTTTCTGACTTTCTTGTGCGCGTAATCGAGTGCGGTCTTCTGTCAGGCCTCTATGTGCGGCATTTCAGAAACCGCGGGCCGAGATGGTGATCTGCGGGTCAGGTCCAAATCTTAAAAACGAGCTTGCAAGCTCGAAGTCCCTGGCTGGTTCTCCCGACCCAGATCTGTTCGATCATGGCGCCCATCTAGTCGTCGTCTTCTTACACCCCCAGTTTACCGGCTCTAGCTGCTCATGACACGTCGTTTGCCATCATGCAGACATGGCCGGATCTCGATATTTCTCTTCACGCGTTAGCATCGCCCAAATCTGTCGCGCCATCTTGTTGGCCAATGCAATTGCCACCAGCATTTTTGGCTTCCGACCAAGCATTTGGCCCACCCAAGTGTCTGGGGCGATGTTGTTTCGTGCCCGGCCCACAATCCTTGACATCGCACCAATGATCAGAAGCCTTCGTATATCAGCCTGACCCGCCTTGGAGACCCGTCCAAGGCGAGCTTTTCCTCCCGACGAGAATTGTCGAGGAACGAGCCCCAGCCAGGCAGCGAAGTCTCTGCCAGATTTGAACTGTGTCATTTCAGGCGCGAACGCTTGAACGGCCAACGCTGTCATTGGGCCTACGCCCGGCATTGATTGAAGCAGCTTGCCCTTTTCGCCTTGGGCGCTGGCGTCCTGCAGCTTCTTAGATTTTTCATCAATACGAGCTGTCTTTTCGGCGATCTGCTGCAGTAGATCCTGGCATTCCAGGCGCACCATTGATGGTAAATCCGCACTGGGATCATCGATCAGAGCAGCAATCCGCGGCATGCTGGCGCGTCCGATTGGGAACACATAGCCAAACTCATAAAGTGTTGCCCGTAGAGCGTTCACAAGCTCAGTGCGTTGATGGACCAAACGTTCCCGCCCGCGAAAAACGACGATTTTGCTCTGCTGCTCCTCCGTTTTTGCACTGACAAATCGCATGCCGGGCTGTCTTGCCGCGGTGGCAATCGCTTCGGCATCCGCTGCATCGTTTTTCTGCCGTTTGACAAAGGGGCGCACATACTGGGGCGGTATCAGTCTTGCTTCATGCCCGATCAGCTCCATTTGACGCGCCCAGTGATTTGCGCTGCCACATGCCTCGAACGCAACGATGCAAGAAGGTATCTCAGTCATGAACCGGGAGAACTGCTCTCTGGTCAGTTTCTTTCGGTATACCGTCTCACCCGATTTTTCCGTCCCGTGTATCTGGATCACACGTTTGGCTAGGACGTGTTGACAAAAGGGATTCCCTTGATCTGCGTCCTGTGATTCAAGCTCTTCTCCACGTGGGAGATGAGCTTGGCGCGCAACCTGATATCTGACGATGAGTGGGCGTTTTTCGA